CTAACTGCTGCCTGTAGCCGTCAGCAGCGGCACGCCGAGCGCCCTCCGCGCGGCCTCTACGCGGTTGGTGATCTGCATCAGGTCCATGGTGGGATCGTTGAACAGCGCCTGCCCGATCTGGGCCGTCAGCCTCTGGTTCGCCGTTGCCGCCAGCGGCACGGGTGCGTCGATCGTAGAGTATGCGTACGCGCGCCAAGCGTCGCGTGCTGCCTGCAGTTGCGGCTCACCCACGAAGGTGAAGGTCAGCGACCATCCGCCGGCGGCGGTGTGCTCCGCACTGGTCAGGGCGGTTTCAAGCGCGGCCGCGACCGCGATCGCGCTGCGCTGCTGGTGGGCCAGTGGTGACGGTCTGGTCTGCGTGAGTTGCTCGGTGTTCAAGGCTTGGCCTCCTTCGTGTGCTCTTCGATGGATCTGCGCATCTGCTCGATCTGCCGGTTCCAGTAGTCCCGCTCCTGCTTGCCTTCCCGGCGCATGGCGCGCTCCAGACGATCCAGTGCGGGAACCACCCAGAGCGGGTTGTAGGGCTGCCGCTTCAGGGCGATGCGCACTGGCTCCTTCGGGGGATCGCAGAACGGATCTGCCCAGTCATGCGGGGAGTTGCACCTGGTGCAGTGAGTGCGGTCAGCGGACCAGATGTGATCCAGCGTTCCCTTGCGGCGCTCTTCCAGCAGCGGGTGGACGTAGAGCGCTCGCAGCCTTTGCCGCTCCTTCCGCGCGCGGTGCCACCCACGTTCATCGACCTCGATCCAGTGGGGGGAACCAGATGCGCACGCCTCAAGGCGCACCGGCCGCTGCTCTGCATACAGCTGATCCCGGATTGCCTGGAACCACTCGCCAACCTGCTCGGCCGGTACCGCGCCTCCGGTGCGCGCTGCATCGCGCATGGCACGCAACGTGTCGCTGACCACCGGCTCCCCTGACTTCATACTCGTGTTGCTGGTGCTCAAGCATCCCCCTGCAGCAGCATCGATGGGTCGATGTTCCAGCCGGCCTCGCGCGCGGCGCGCAGGCGCAGGTCGTTGGCGTCGAATTCGTCCAGCTGGAACAGGGTGATGACCCCCTCCACTTGGCGGGGTAGCAGCGGCCGCCGGCGTCCGAACACGCGCCAGACGCTGAGCGTTTTGCATTTCCACGCTGGGGCGAGGCAGACCAGTGGCTTTCCATGCTCGCGGCAGTACCGGCGGATCATGTCGCGGACGGAAGCGTTTGCTGGGGCGGCTCCGCGCAGCGCGGCGCGGATGGCAGCGGCTTTGGGGCCAGGGCTCATTCGAACAGGTCCGGTTGGGCCGGCACGGCCGGCAGTGGAGCGGGCGCAGAGGCGCGCATGCGCGCGCGCTGTGCGGCGTTGAAGGCGAACCAGAAGCCGTGGCCGTGCCGGCGTGCGCGGCATTCCGAGAGGAACACGCGCGCGGTGTGCTTGGCCTGGTTGAATGCGGTCATGCGGCCGCTGCCATGCTGGTGGGCACGCGGTCCAGATTGGCCTCGGCCAAGGCGCGCAGCGGCGGCGGGCTGACGCTGTTGCCGACCATGCGCACGGCGGCGCTGGTGCTGAGCGGCGTGCCGTTGGCCGTGCGATCGATGATGTAGCCGGTCGGGAACCCCTGAGCGCGGTACAGCTCGTGCGGCTTGAGCATGCGCAGGCCGATATCCACGATGACGTGCGGCACGCCCTGGATGTGGACGGTGACCAGCGCGAGGCGGTCCTTAGTGGTGATGGTGTCCACCGGGTCGTGCAGGTCGACCGCAATGCCGCTGCCGTAGTACTTCACCAGGAAGGCGGCGACGCGCAGAGCACCGGCCTCCTGATCGGGAGTCAGCTGCGCCAGTTCGGCCTGGGCCATGGCGTGTCCACCATTGCCGCTGGCAGTGACCGTGCCGACGGGAGCACGCGCATCCTTGCTGCCGTTACCCCAGCGCTGGACGCCGCCCGGCTTCCCCTCACCGTGTGCCGCCTGGACCATGAAGGCGCTGGAAACGGCGTGGTGCTCTGCCTGCGCGGCCACGGTGGTGAGCGGCGTGCGTGCGTCGGCACCGACCATGTTCCGCCGCAGGGTGACCAGCGAGGCAGCGGCAACGCCGAGGGCGTGCGCTGCGCCAGCCGGGCGCGCGGCGCCAGCACCAGAGGTGATCGTGGGCACAGGCTCGGTGGCGGGGGTGCCGACGCTGTCGCCCCTGAACTTGACCAGGTGCGGGGCCACCAGTGCAGTGTCTGCCTTGGTGGTCATGGTGTAGAGCGGTTCGCCGCCAGAGCGCGGCTCGGACTGGCCCGCCCGGCCGCCGACGCCGGCAAGGATCGGCGTCACCACGGAGAAATGGCCCCCTTTCACCCCGGCGCAGACAGTGCGCAGCGGCTCGTCGGCGGCCATGGTGCGCTGGTTGCTGGCGTTGGCATGCTCGGCAATGAACGGGGCCAGTTCGGGCGCTGCCAGCATCAGCTCGCCGCGGTTGGCGGCGGTGATCGTGCGCATGGGATCACGCACGTCGTGGACGCGGTCACCTCCCTGGTGCGTCACCGGCACGATGAAGGGATCGGCTGATTTGATGACGTGGCGCATGACGCCCTTGGCTATGCGGCGCATGGTGGCGTCCGCCAGAGGCCGGGCGCGGGTGAAGATAGACGGGCAGGGGATGGAGAAGTCCAGGCAGTCGGCAGCGGTGACGCGGGGCGTCTGGCCGGGCGCGGGGCCGTGGCTGGCCTCCGGCCACACGATGGCCTCGCCGTCGCGGCGCGCGAGCAGGAACAGGCGTTCGCGGCTGGTGCCGGCACCGTAGTCGCTGGCCACCAGCTTGCGCCACTCGACCACATAGCCCAGCGCACGCAACGCGGCCACGAACTGCTGCCAGGTGCGGCCGCTGCGGCGCTTGTCCGGCACCAGCTGCTGGTTCTCGACCGGCACGCACTCGCCGCGCGCTGCAACGGCGCCGTCCATCTTGATGACGCGGCCGGTGGCCTTGCAGCGCTTGGCCACCAGCGGACCCCAGGTGAGGATCTGCCAGACGTTCTCCATCGAAATGATGCGCGGCGCGGTGTTGGTGCCGTGCAGGCGGTCAGCACGCAGCAGCTGGCCAACCCACTTCAACACCACCCACGACAGGGCGCGGGTCTTCCGGCTGCGCGGTTGTCCGCCCTTGGCCTGGCTGAAATGGGTGCAGTCCGGCGAGGCATGGAACCAGCCGATGGGGCGGCCGGCCACGTCCACGCGCGGGTCGGCGTGCCAGATATCCTCGCGGTGATGCTGGGTGAGCGGGTGGTTGGCGGCGTGCATGCCGATGGCCAGCTCGTCGTGGTTGTAGGCCAGGGCGGGGTCGATGCCGAGGGCCTGCTTGAGGCCTTCGCTGGCGCCGCCGCCGCCGGCGAACAGGTCGACCACGATTTCGTCCGGGCGCAGGCGGGAGCGCTGCGGCGCGGGGAAGTTGAAGGAGCGGGAGCCGTCAGCCATTGGAAACCTCTTTGTTGCACCACTGGATGGATTGAACCTGGCGCTCTGCGCGATGGCTGAAACGCCGGGGCTGGGCTGCCTTACGCAGCCAGGGGAAGCGGGTGTGAATTCGGCTCATCAGCCGGTGGCTGTTGGCATGCCGCAGGTGACCAGCAAAACTGGAGGCGCGCGCTGCAATCTCCCGGAAGTCCTCCGGGGTGCCACGCATCGATCCGGCGTGCACGTGCTTGCCTTCCCACTCGGCCAGCGCCGTGTGCAGGTGGCCAACCACGCGGCGGCGCGCCAAGGTGTGCGTCGGGTAGATCACGTAGCCGAGGAAGTCCAAGCCGTCCGTGAGGCGGCAGAGCTTCTGCTCGGCTTTCAGGCTCAGCCCGAGCTGATCCCGCAGGAAGACTTCGATCTGGTCGCGCCAGGTCGCCAGCTGCTCGCGGTCGTGGTGGAACAGCACGAAGTCATCGACATAGCGCAGGTAGCGCTTGGCCTTGAGCACGTGCTTGGCGAACTGGTCCAGAGCGTCCAGGTAGACGTTGGCGAAGAACTGGCTGGACAGGTTGCCGATGGGCAGACCGCGGCCGGCCGGTGCGTTCGCCAGTCGCTTGTGGGGTGGCACCAGGGCCTGCTCGGCGACCGTTGCCCGGTACTGCACGCCGGCATGCAGCGGAGAGCGGCGCAGCAGCGCGTGCGTGGCCTGCTGGACCACCTGAGGCGCGCCCCTGCTCTGCAGCCTGGTGCGCAGCATCCGCCACAGGGTTGGCCTGTGGATGCTGTTGAAGAAATTGGCCACGTCCAGCTGCAGATACCAGCCGCCACCCTGGCCGCTGTGCACCTGGCGCACGAAATGCTGGGCCCGGCGCACGGCCGCGTGGCTGCCGCGGCCCTTGCGGTTGGCGTAGCTGTCGTGGATGAACGTCGGCTCCCACAAAGCCTCAAGCTGCGGAACTAGCCAGTGGTGCACCACGCGGTCGGCGAAGTCCGGCGCGTGGATCTCGCGCGCCTTGGGCCGCGTGGCCACAAAGCACGTCGACGGGCGCGGCGCCCAGCTGCCGGCCATCAGCTCGCGCTGCAGTTGCAGTAGACCGTCTGCCCAGCGGTGGTCGAATCGCAGCTGGTTGAAGCTCGGAACCTTCTGGCGGCGTGCGCGCCGCCATGCCTGATACAACTCCTGCAGGCCTACCTCTCCCTGAAACTCACCGGCACGACGCACGGCCAACGCGAACCCGTTGTTGTTGCGGTGGTTGTTGTTGACGTTGCCGTTGTTGAAATTGACGTTCCACGCGGACGCCGAGGACCAGGCGGCCGCCTCCCCATACACTTTCGACCAGGCCGCGCAGCCCGGATGCGGATAGCGCGGCTTCGTCATGAGTTGGCCCCCGCGAGGGCGGTACGGGTACTCAGTTTCTTGCCACGCTGCGCGGCGCCATCGGCTTGCGCATTCTGGGCATGGGAGGAACTAGCCAGGTGGCGGCGCCAGCCGCCAGCCTGAGAGCCCAGCTGTTCTGCCAGGCGGATAAGCATTTCGAACTGGCGGAAGCTGGCGAAGGCGCCAACCCCCTTGCCAATCTGCAGGAGCTGCTTGAGGGCATCGATATCCCGCACCAGCACCGCCACCCATCGCGCCTGCTCAGCGCGTTCGCGCCAGGCATTGTTGGCGTTGATGAACACCTGCTGGGCACGCGCGCGCAGGTCGCTACCGATCTGGTAGCGGTGGTAGCGGGCGAACCGGCGCACGGCGTTTTCGATCTCGACCGCCATGCGTTCGGCGGCCTTGATGATGGGTGGGGGCTGGAATCGGGAGGTCATCGGGAAAGCCTCAGCAGAAGATCAAATCACTGACCGGCACGACGCACGGCCAACGCGAACCCGTCGTAGCTGCGGCGGCTGAGGTCGACGAGGCCGTCGTAGAAATTGACGAGCCACGCGGACGCCGAGGACCAGGCGGCCTGAGTCTTCGACCAGTACCAGTCGTTCTGGATGCCCTTGAAAAAGTCGGTATTGATGGCCGGCGAGTAGCGGCTGCGGTCGATCAGCAGCTGCAGCTCTTCGATGGTCGGCAGATCCCAGTCGGTGTGGCCGAGCAGGTCCAGGGCGTTGGCGGCGGCCTCGCATTCGGCGTGCGGAACGTCGGTGTCCACGATGTTGGTGGCAGTGAAGGTCAGGCCGTAGTCCGGCAGGAACACGGCGACGTGGTCGGTGGAGTCGTCCGGCAGCTGGTTGCGGTCGGCGCCGATCTTCTTGAGGGTGATGGGGTTCATGGTTGCTCCAGGGAAAGGATCAAAAAGGCCAATTACTGACCGGCACGACGCACGGCCAACGCGAACCCGCCGCCGTAGCGGCGGCTGCCGTCGACGTGGCCGCCGCCGAAATTGACGAGCCACGCGGACGCCGAGGACCAGGCGCATGGCGTGCTGGTCCAGTGCCAGCGCGACAGCACGCCGGGGAACAGGGAGGTATCGATGGCCGGCTCGTGGCGGGTGTCATCGACCAGGGCGGCCAGCTCGACGCGGGTGGGCAGGCGCCAGTCGTCGTGGCCGAGCAGGCGCAGCTCGCTGCAGGCCTTCTCGCAGTCGGCCTGGCTCATCGGGTCGCCGTCGTTGTCGCCGATGGACTTCACGGCCCACATCAGGCCAGTGGCGTGGTCGATGACAGCGACGTGGTCGGTGCGCGAGTCGGTGTCGGCGCCGCTGGTGCCATCGGCAAACAGCTTCGTGTGGCCGAGGGCCACCACGCCCTGCGCGGCCACTTGCTCGGCGGCAAGCTCGATGAAGCCATTGATGGAGGTGGGAGGGAGGGAGAGCTGGATTTCAGCATCGCCCTTGGTACGGATGGTGATAGCGTTCAACGTGCTTTCCTCGCGTTGCTGTGGGTGCCGCGGTTGGCGGCGCGGGTTGGACTGCAGAGAGCTGCCAGGGCCTCCAGACGCTCGGCCTCGGCGATGTAGTGGTCGTGCCGGTCCTGGCGGACCTTTGCGGAGAAGAACGGATCGGTCAGGGCGTGCTCGGCGGCGGCGCGATTCGCCTTGGCCAGCCGGGCTGGGTCGTGGTCGAAGATGTCGAGCTGGTTCCTGTGGTCCATGGGCACCGACCTGCGCGTCAGTCGCGGCCGATGGGTGGCCAGAGCGCCGGCATTCGCTTCTGCCAGCCTGCGTAATGGATGCGGCGGCCGGCTTTCATCGCGAGCTGGTGCACTTCGCCGAACTGCACCCGCAGTCCGTGGAAGCGGTCGGGGTGGGCGGCCAGCGCCGACTGGTACCGCGCCAGGCGCTGCTCTGCCGTCGGTGGGGTCGTGCTGGCGATCACCGCGTCGTGGCCGCCGCCCAGGCAGCGCAGGCCGGCCATCAGCGCACCATCCTGTGCACGCCGGGCGCGATGCGCTCACGGCGCTCTGCTGCTTCGCGCTGTTCCTGCCCGCTGCCATGGTGAATGCGGTACGGGTGCCGGCGCGGCTTCTTGGCCCGGTCCAGGGCCGCGCGCTGGTCAGGGGTCAGTGCCGGTGCCGGCAGCTTGATGCCAGGGGTTTTCATTCGGCGTGGTCCTCACTCGGAGCGTGCTGGCGCAGCGCGTGGTCGACGGCCTCGCAGTCGTCGCAGACGTGGTGGTTGGTCGGGTCGCATTCGCAGCGGTGTGCCGCTGGCGCTGCCGGTGGCGCGATGGATGGGATGCCGATGCGCATCTGCGCGCAGAAGTCCTGGTCGGTCACGGCGCGCCGCCAGCGGCGTGCTCAGCGAGGAATGCCTGGACCTTCGGGGCGAGGCTGGCTGGCAGATCGAAGCAGGCAGAACCAAGCCACAGAGCGGCAGGGGTGTCGGTGTCGAGGCCGTGCGCATCCACTCGCGGCATCTGCCCGGGAGGGGCGCAGGCAAAGGCGATACCGCGGTGGGTCCCGCTCTTACCCACGAACGTGTAGAGCGACATGCGCCAAGAGTTGTCATCGGACCGAGAGAGGCCGAGGTGCGCACCGAAGCACTTGGCAGTGAACTCGACCTTCCGGACGGGCAGACTGGCGCTCACGCTGCACCGCCTTGGGCGCGCAGCATCCGGCGCAGGCTCTTGCGCACGTCGGCGATGGCGCGGCCGGCGCTCGCGCGGCGGTCCAGCACGGCGAAGGCTGCAACGTCGGCGGCAGCGGCCACCTGGTTCGGAGCGAAGCCCATGCCGGCGGCGGCGGTGGCCACGGCCCGAGCCGCGCCGGCGGCGCGCTCGGCGAGCGGGTAGCTGATGACGGCGATCACGCGGCACCGTCCTTGCTGATCGTGTAGCCGCGGCTGCGCGTGGCGTTGATGCTGTAGCCGTGCTGGATCAGCTTCTGGCGCAGCCGGCAGACGGTCACCTGCACCGTGTTCGACTTGCTGCCGGCGGCGCCGTACAGCTTCTCTTCCAGCGTCGCGCGGCTGACCGGGATGTCGCCGGCGTCGATGATCAGCTGCAGCACCTTCGACTCGGTGGGGCTGAGCGGCAGGCGGAGGCCGCCGACCAGTGCCGCGCGCGGCTCGGTACGCAGGCCGGCGATCACGGCGCCACCTCGATGAAGGCCAGGTCGTACATCACGCACTGCGCCCGGGCCAGCACGGGGGACGTGCTCGGCTCTTTGCCGTCTGCGGTCGACAGGGAGACAACCGCATTGGCCCGGACGCATGCTGCCGGGGAGACCTGGTAGGAGCCGCTGAGCACGGCATCGGCCGCGTCCAGGGCGAGCTGCCAGCGCTCAGGCTGGAAGTTCTGGGTGAGGGCCTTGGTGATGCCGGGCGCGCAGTCCGGCACGCGGCTGGCGTCGCGGAAGGCGTTGAGGCTGGTGTTGGCGACGGTGGCGCGCAGGCCCCAATCGTCCGCGGCGGCCAGTTCGTACACGGCCAGGGCGGCGCAGATGCGCGGGCTGGTGATTACCAGCCCATCCGGGGCATCGCCGTCGGCAGGCGCCGCAGGCGCGGTGCTGGGGGATGCCCAGGCCGTGACGGCCAGGACGATGAAACAGGCGAGGGCGACCAGGCCGAGGCGGGCTGAGCGCAGGTTGCTGGTGGTCAGGGGCATTGCGTTTCTCTCCGTGGTCGGCAGAAGCCGGCTGCGCAGCTATAAAAGCACGCTAATACGAAGAATGCAAGCACGCTTATTCAGCGTGCTTCTACGCTACTACCTCAATGGAGCACGAGGAATGGGGATGGATTGGCGGAAATCGTTGGTGTTGCTGGTTCTTGGGGCAGTTGGAACTGTCGATGCCCAGACTCCTGCCCCGCGCGAGGTCAAACGACAGGCCATCTCTGTGGAAAATACGAATACATCCCGCCGATCCGATGAAAGGCCAGACACCGGCTTTGAGTTCATGGGAATTGTTGTCGGCGGACGACTCGTGCGCGAGTGCCCCATAGAGCAACTCTATGGAGGGGCAATCTACGATCTGTCATCGCTGGAATCGGCGTGTTGGGCTACCTCGAGCATGCGCCAGAGTCCGCGTCCTAATCTGCGAAACAACGATGCGCTGACAGTAGTTCCAGTTGCCAAGAAGAGACCTACTGGCACGCGTGCAGTCACAGCGATCGTTGTCGATGGGAGGATCGAAGGCCTGAGGGTTGAAACAGATGGGTTTCAACATGCACAGGAGCTTTTTGAGCAGCTGCAGCAGAAGCTCGGGAAGCCAACGATCCAGGGAACCAGTGATGTTGTTTCAGGGGTAGGAGCGAAGTTTTCAAGCCCTGAAGCAGTGTGGAATCTGCCTAACGTCTACGTCCATTTTAGTGGGATCGTGGGTGCCATCGATTCCGGTCTGATCTCGGTCTATACCCCTGAACAGCATGCACGTGAGGCGATGCGCCAGGAAGCACAGACCAAGTCGTTTTAACGTCAGACTTCCTGCGCGCTGCGCAGCAGCGCTAGGCCCAAAATCTTGCCACCCACGTGCAGTTGATCAGCCTCGTGGGGCGGCACTACCTCGCTGAGGTATTTCCGATTGGTGCTGATGACGTGCAGGCCATCCCGCAGCAACTGCAGGCGCTTCACGTAGGTCAGCCCGTGCAGGTTGATCAAGTACAGGCCATCGCCGTCGAAGTAGTCCTTGGCGACGTCCACAAACACCACATCGCCATTCTTGATGTCGGGATACATAGAATCCCCACGCACGGTCACCAGGCGCACGCGGTCACCCTCGGGCACGAAGCCCAGCTGCTGGCGAACCTGCCACTCTGCGATGTCGAGCTCCCGGACCACATCCGGGTAATCCTGATTCATTGCGCCAAAGCCCCCTGAAGCCTCGCCTTCCATTACTCGAAGGCGAACATAGCCAGCGGGTGTCTCACTGACTGATATCGAAGATCCATGAGACTCGTCCCAGCGCTCGGGCAGCTCGCCAGTGATCAGCCATTCGACCCGGAAAGGCTTGTAGACACGGGCCAGCTTCACCGCCGTCTCGCCGCTGAGCGACTTCGTCTTGCCGTCCTCCAGCTGGTAGAGGGCTGATGCAGTGATGCCGGCGCGACGCGCGGCATCGGCGGGTTCGGTGATGCCGCACTCAGTGCGTGCACGCTTCAGGCGGGTGGCGAGGGCAGTAGTCATGTTAGCGAGCTTATTAGTCCGTTAAGTAAGCGTGCTTGCACGAAGAATGAAAGCGTGCTTATATGGGGCTATGAACATGCCCCGGATCACCAAGGAAGAAGCCATTGCCGCCTACGACGGCAATGCCGCCGCGCTTGCGCGCGCTCTCGGCATCACGCCGTCGGCCGTCTACCAGTGGCCAGACGGTCAGATCGATGACCTGTGGGCATTGAAGCTTCGCTTCGTGCTGATGCCAGCCCACTTCCAGGCGCTGCAGCGCCCCGGCGATGACGACCCGGATGCAGATCGGATCGTGCCGGTCGACGCGGCCTAGCTGTTACCCGTGCGCCGCGCGCTGCCGTGCTGCGCCATCTGCCAATCCCCTGAATTCCGGTCGTCCTGTCCATGGCGACCACTTTGCATCGCCTCCCGAGGTGCGTAAATGAAGCCTGATCCTCAGTACCACGAGCCCCGGTCCGCAGTGGTGTTCCGCCATACGACCGACGCCATCCGCAACAGCGGCCACACCGACAGCAGCCTCGCCCAGGCCATCGCCGATCAGTACTTGGCAGATGTGGCTCCGACCGAACGCATCGTTCAGTTCCACACCGGCACCGATGCCGACAGCATCGAGCGCGCGCTGAAGGCGAATGCCCAGATCGTGGGCCGCATCCGCAACGGCACGGTCAAGATGCCGGTGGACCTTGAAGAGTCATGGGTGCGCGCGCTGCCGCCGCAGTGGCGCGATGCATGCTCCCGCGAGCTGGCCCAGCGTTATGGCTTCCTCGGGGCGCGCATCCCGATGATGGAGCCGCATGCCGGCGTCCTGGCCGTGGCCCGCTTGTCGGTGGAGTTTGGCCACACCCTCGAGGCGCTGACCAACATCCTTGCCGACGGCCGCATCTGCGCGATGGACATTCCTGAGATGCGCCGCGCGCTGGACGAGATGGGGCAGCTGGAAGCCGAGCTCAACACCGCCAGGCAGTACGTCACCGGCCACCTGCAGGAGCTGGCACCGCGCTCGGTGAGCGGTGGCCGCCAATGAGTTCCGCCGCGATGGTGAGCTGGGCGATTGCCGTGGTTGGCGAGTTCGATGCTGCCGGCCGCCGCATTCCCGAGAGCGTGGTCAAGCTGCTGCCCATGGTCGACGTGGTGCTCTGGGCGAAGGAGCAGCCACAGCCGCTGCAGGCCGAATCCCTGCAGGCGGAGTTCGGCCTGTCCCGCGCCAGTGCGTACCGCTGGCTGACCGCGCTCCAAGACCTTCATGATCCGGCAGCTGCACGCGACAGGATGCCGGCCCTCCAGCCGCTGTCTTCTGCGCTCGGCCGTCACCTTACGGCTGCAGGCCCGGAAGGAGAAGCGGCATGAACCCGCTCGCCAGCCTGGGAACCGTGTGCGGCGCGCAGCGCACCAGCAGCCTCTGCGACGCGCCAGTCAGCTCGCCTGCGCCGGACCACCGCCGCAAGGCCGCGCTCGATGGTCACTGCCAGACGAAGATCGTCATCGACTTCGCGCTCTGGGTGACCACGCGCTGCACCAACTTCCCCACCGTCCAGCAGGTGCAGGACCGGTTCAACGTCAGCCGCGCTACCGCGTTCCGCTGGCGTCGCAGCCTGGCCGATGCGCTGTGCATGTCCGATGTGCCCAGGAATCCGGTTCCAGGCCGTGCCCCGGACCCGATGCCGATGGCGCCGCTGCTACGCAGCGCGGGGGATAGGGCGTGATCTACTTTGAGATGTACCCCGGCGACTACCTCAAGGACACCACACGGCTGTCCCTGATCGAGCACGGCGCCTACTTCAAGCTGATGCTCGCCTACTACGCGGAAGAGCAGGCCCTGCCGGAAAGTCTGGCTGAGCTGTACATCATCGCCGGCGCCATCTCCGCAGGCGACAAGGCCGCGGTCAAGAAGGTCGCCGAGCGCTACTTCCCTGTGGGTGACGATGGCCTGCGCCACAGCAAGCGCTGTGACGAGCAGATCGCCACGGCCCAGGTTCGCATTGCTGACGGGCAGGGGCGCCGGGACGACAAGAAGGCTGCCGAGGCGGAGCGGCAGGCGCGCACGCGCGCGCGGCGCACGATGCTGTTCGAAGACTTGCGCAACGTGGGTGTCGTACCGAGCGGCATGGCCTCGATGGCGGAGCTGAAGGCGCTGCACGTCACGCACGTGACTGGCGATGAGCGCGTGACTTTGGCCAATCTGTCACGCGTGACAAGTGACGGAGAGTCACGCGTGACAGGGGGTGTGAACACAGGCGTGAACACGGGTAACCAGACCCCAGACCCCATATCTATTACTCCAGATACATCACTGCACGCTCAAGGATCTCTGAGCGGTGCGACCGATGCGGGGCGTGCGTGCGTGCTGATGCGCCAGGCCGGTTGCCATTCGACCAACCCCAGCCATCCCGACCTGATCGCCGCATTGGCCGAAGGCGTGACCCCGCAGGCGCTGGCCGACACCGTCACAGAGGGGCTCTCCCGATCCCCGCCTGTGGCCAAGCCCTTCCCTTGGGCAATCCAGACCGCTCGAAGCCGAAAAGCCGCCGGCACCACGCCGACGAACACCACCAATCCCGGAGGCCCCAATGCAAACCCTCAACTCGGTTCTGCCGAACACGTCGCAGAGCAGCGGCGACGCCACGAACAGCGCGCGGCAGCTGGCGGCTTTGTCGGAGCAGGCAGCGACGTCATCGAAGGCGAATTCCAATGCGTCCAGCACTGACCCGGACCAGCGCGCTGTGAGCGCCCTGTGGACCGTGTGGGAGCGCATGGCCGGCATGTTTCCCGGGAAGTGGGTGCGCGAGAACGGCGCTGCCCCGGTGAACAACGCGGGCAGCCTGACCACCGCCGGTGAACTGTGGTTCCAGGTGATGTCCGGCATCACCCCGCGGCAGGTGGCTGAGGGACTGGCCAGCTGCCTGCGCAGCGCGCTGCAGTGGCCGCCGAACCCCGGCCAGTTCCGTGCCATGTGCCTGGGCGTCCCGGCGCTGGCCGAGGTCGACGGCCAGATGCGGCCGGGCCAGGCCCACAGCGGGTTCACCGTGCTGGTGCGGTCGATGCTGGACCTGCACGCCTACCGCACTGCCGAGAGCGGCGCGCTGCAGCAGCGCATGCTGGCCAACGCCTACGAGCGTGCGGTGAAGCACGTCATGGACGGCGGCGCCGTTCCGGCACCGGCAGCAGCGCTGCCCGCGCCCAAGCACGAGCCGCAGACGGTGCGCGATCGCGATGCCGCACGCAGCGCCATGGCGCTCGCCGCTGCCGAGCTGGGTTTCGGAGGCGCACATGGAGCAGGCTGACATCCGCGCCTACCAGCGCCAGCTGATCCTGTTCTGCCTGGGCGTCCATGGCGACAGCACCGCTGCCGAGGCGTTGGAGCTGATGGGCAATGCCGCGCTCGAGGGCGGCGCACCGCGCGAGGCCATGCTGCTGACGACCGCCGCCGCTGCCGGCCTGCTGCGCGAGCTGGACCGGGATGGCCTGGTGAGCCGCTGCGAGAACCGCGTCAGTGCTCGCCACGGGCGGCCGGAGGCCACATGGGCGGTCACCGATGCCGGCCGCGTGGACAGCATGCCGCTGCCGCCGTCCGGGCAGCAGCAGCTGGCCATGCCGCAGTTGGCTCCGGCACCGACCCACCGCACGCGCGGCGGTCTCTCCATGGAGCAGCTGATGGGCCTGCTCAACGTCGAGTTCGACTGCATGCTCGAGCAGATGGACCGGGAGCACCAGGCCGCGCAGCTGCGCGCCCGACACGAGTTCGAAGCCTTCCGGCAGCGCGCATTGCGCGTGTGGGGCGCTGCGGAGGCATCCGCCTGATGCCACCGAAAAAGACGTCCAGTCGCTCGCTGCGCTACGCCTCCACGCAGGACATGCCGGAGGGCATGCGCCGCCTGATCCAGGCAAGCACGGCCGCTGCCGCCCCGGCGGCAACCGCGGCGCGCGCCTACCGGCCACCGGCGGCGACGCAGCCCACCGGCAGCGGCAACGGCGCCGGCAAGGTGGCGCGCGGCCGGCCCCGGCATGTACCCGGGGCGATGAACCAGACAGAAGAGGCGTACGCCGCGCACCTGGCGCTGCAGCTGGCCGCCGGCGAAATCGTCTGGTTCCGATTCGAGTCCGTGAAGCTGAAGTTGGCTGAGAAGACCCACCTCACCATCGACTTCTTCGTGATGACGGCCACCGGTGACCTGGAAGCCCACGAGGTGAAGGGCCACTGGGAGGAAGACGCCCGCGTGAAGGTGAAGGTGGCTGCTGCGATGTACCCGTTCCGATTCCTGGCAGTCCAGCGCGCCCCCGGCGGCTGGAAAACGGAGGTGTTCTCTTGAACGCGATGATGATTGGCGGCGCCAGCGTGCGCCGCGACGACGTGGGCAGGTTCTGCCTGAACGATCTGCACCAGGCCGCCGGAGGCGCCAAGCGGCACCAGCCCGGCGACTGGCAGCGCCTGAAGCAGACCGAGGAACTGGTGGCCGAGCTGGCCAATTCCGGGGAATCCCGGATTTACCCCGTGCACTCGGTGGCCGGCCGCTACGGCGGCAGCTACGTGGTGCGCGAGCTGGTCTACGCCTACGCCATGTGGATCAGCCCCAGCTTCAGCCTGCAGGTGATCCGCGCCTACGACGCGCTGGCCGCCGGCGCACCGGCACCTGACCCGATGCAGGCGCTGACCGATCCGGCGACGCTGCGCGCGCTGCTGCTGTCCTACAGCGAGAAGGCCGAGATCCTGGAGGCACGCGTGCAGTACCAGGAACCGCAGGTCCGCGCGCTGCTGCGCCTGACCCAGGCAGATGGCGCCTTCAACATCAGCACCGCAGCCAAGATGCTGCAGGTGCAGCCGCGCCAGCTGTTCGCCTGGCTGTCTGAGCACGGCTGGATCTACCGCCGCGCCGGCAGCAAGAACTGGCTGGCCTACCAGAACCGTCTGCAGCAGGGCGTGCTGGTGCACAAGGCCTGCGTGCAGCGGACCGAGGGCGAACAGGAGCGCGTGCACGAGCAGGTGCTCGTCACGGCCAAGGGCCTGTCGCGGCTGGCCGAGAGCATCGACCGGGGCCAGATGACCTGGGCGCAGGCCGACGCCGCGACCGAGCTGCAGTTGGCAACGGAGGTGGTTTGATGATCGTTCCAGGAAATTGCCTGCTTGCAGCCCTGCTCGCCAAAGCCTGCGCACCACGGCGTGTGCGGGTGGTAGCCGTAAGGAATCGTGCAGGTCGGCTGCACTTCATGTGGGAAAGGGACGGGGATCTGTTTGAGTTCTACACGCCTGGAGCCTCCCGGTGCTCCTACCTACGGAATGCATTCCGCTTAGGTGAGATCCGCCTCGTCCGTTCAGGTCGAAGGGAGGTGGTTTGATGATTACTGTCCAGCGTTTCGCCATCAACACCGCCGGTCGAGACTATGTTGTTGGAGATATCCACGGCTGCTTTGATGCGCTGTGCGCCGAGATGGACCGCGTGGGCTTCGACCCGAGCACTGATCGGCTCTTCTCCGTTGGAGACCTGGTGGACCGTGGTCCTTTGTCGGCCGACGTCATCAACTGGATTGGCCAAGACTGGTTCCACGCCGTACGCGGCAACCATGAGCAGATGGCAATCGGCGTGGCATCTGGCCGGCACGACCTGGAGAACTACCGGCAGAACGGTGGCGCGTGGTTCCTAGACCTGCATCCGGAAGCTCAGGCCAGGATGGCCGAAGCGCTCGACACCCTGCCGCTTTGCATCGAGGTGGAGACGTCGGGGGGACTGGTCGGCATCGTGCATGCCGATATTGCCGGGTGCGACTGGCTGAGCTTCATCGAGGACGTGAAGGATCCGCGCTCCAACAACCACGCCAAGGCCCTGACCGAGGTGGCGCTTTGGTCACGCGACCGCATCCGCAGCATGGACCGCTCTATCGTTAATGGCCTGACCTGGATGTTCGTCGGCCATACCCCGGTTAACCACCCAGTGCAGCTGGGCAACGTCTGGTACATCGACACCGGCTGCGTGTTCGGTCGTGCGCTGACCATGATCCAGTTTCACGACCACAAGGAGATCTCCCGATGATTCCCAAATTCCTCAGCCTGGACGAGGCAACCCACCACCTGTACCTGGAAGGAAAGGAGGGACCCATCAGGTGCCAGGTCGACGGCAGCCTGTGGGAGGTCTGGCAGGACGGCCGGTCCCGCTGGGTCAGCAACTGCGAGGTGGCCTAATGTCGGCAGTGGCCGCGCCCGCGCTGGACCTTACGCCGTGCGGCAACTGTGGCAGCGACGACGTGCGCATGCGCGCGCGGGGCAGCGCGGGCAGCCGCCGAACCGCGCAGGTGGTGTGCGCGCGCTGCAGCGCCCACGGTGGACTGCATGTTGGCGCAGACGCAGAAGAGCTCGCCCGCAGGTCGTGGAAAAACCGACCGGTGTACATGCCGGTGCCGACGGCGGTCAGGGTGGTACATGGCCGAGTGCCGGTGCCAGAGCCGACCTTGGAACGAGATCCGCTTGAGCTGATCGCACGGATGCTGGTCGGCGGGAGCTTCCGCGAGCCATCGGACGGCCGGTCAACCATGCCGCCGCTGACGTCTGCCGACATCGCCGGCGCCGTCGGCATGATGCGTGACTCGGTGGCCAAACAGGCCGTGCTGGCGGTGGCGCTGCGCGGGCAGGGGGTGTCCCTGTCGTCGCTGGGGCGCTCTCTAGCCAGGCGTGTGATGCGGCAGATCCAGTGGCAACGCCGCTTCGGCGCAAAGCCTGCGCTGCGAATGGATGACCCGGCCGACCGCTGGCGCATGAGGCTGGTGCTGCAGGACGCGGTGAACGACCTGGTGTGGCCCGAAGGGAAGATCGCCGCACAGGACGCTGCCAAGGCTGCCAAGATGCGGAAGGGGGACTACCTGCGCGTGTACGGGATCGCTGCCGCAACGCTGCGGCAGGCGCTGGAGGATGGAAGAAAGGAGTTCAGCGGGAGGGTGTTCAACAGGTAGGTTTAGAATTGGCCTACTCAGTCAGGGGTGGGGAAATGGATATCTACATCGACACCAACTTCCTTTGCATTTTCGCGGCCCGTGGGATAGATCCCGTTGTTGCTTTCGCAGGTTCGCCATTCCGTTTGGCGGTGACCCCTGATTTGGCTGAAGAGTATAGGACCACACTCACCCTCGAGAAGGTTCCGGCGTCCGAGAAACTGGTGGCAAAACGACTGTTGGAATCATCTGTGCGGCTGGGGATCTTCGGCTTTGCTGAGGGTGGGGGAGCCTACTCCGGGTTTGGTCACGGCCTGCTTGCATCTGAATCGATGGTGTCATCTATGGGGAGTTGCACCATCAAAGAGCGGGGGAATCGAACGCCGAAGAACAGGGCGGACGTTTTTCTCGCGGCCTTGTCCTATGGGGCGGTCATTTTGACGAATGACAAGGGAACTCACTTCAACAAAGTGATGGCAGATGGCGGTCACGTCTATTCTTGGATCCAGATGACAGGCTGCCATGATTCAGGCGATGAAACTCTTCGCAGCATCGCTCGGGCTGTGACCGGAGCTGTCGGAAGCTTGGGCGAAAATGACCAAAGCTGACTTCACAAAAATTACCGCAGTCGCCGCGAACCTTACCGCATTCGCCCGACTGCGGTAAGGAACCTTACCGCAGTTGCAGCGGGAACCAGAGTTGTTGTCCAATCGATACCGTGGGCGAGGTTCCAATCAACCCGCACTCAACGGCCGCAGGCCTGGACTCGGGAGGTCCAGTGACCTGCGGTTCGTCGTTTCAGGGGCGGGTTGCCAGATGGGCGCTGGGCCGGACTGTAAATCCGGCGTCTGTGACTCGCGTGGTTCGACTCCACGTCGCCCCACCAATACTTGAGGGGCGTCGCCAAGCGGCTCAAGGCACCGGGCTTTGATCCCGGCATCCGCAGGTTCGAATCCTGCCGCCCCTACCACTCCATCAAACAGAGCGACGCCCCGATGCCTGCCAGCACCGGGGCGCCGCCGCAGTACACGCGTTTCAGCCGCGTGCCATTGGCCTAAGCCCTGCCGCTCTCCGGAGAGCGCGTGCAGTTTGCTTAACGAATGTCGCAACAGCTGAGACTTGAACACAAAGACCCTATTACCTTGGCCGGGCGGTAAAACGCGCCTGGTGAAACACCTGCTGCCTCTGATCAACCAGCGGGATCACACCTGCTACGTTGAAGCCTTCGCCGGTAGTGCTGCGATGCTGTTCGAACGCTCGCCGGCGAAGATCGAGGTTCTCAACGACACACACGGCGAGCTGGTGCGGCTGTACCGCGTTGTCGCCAACCACCTGGACGAGTTCGTTCGACACTTCCGCTGGTCCATGACCAGTCGTGAGATGTACCGGTGGGCACAGCTGCAGCACGTCGACACGCTGACCGATATCCAGCGTGCGGCCCGGTTCTACTACTTGCAGAAGCTCAGCTTTGGCGGGAAGGTGGACGGCCAAACGCTAGGGGTGGGCCCGACAGTTGCGAAGCGCATCAACCTGCTCCGGTTGGAACAGGATCTGAGCGATGCTCACATGCGGCTGCATGGCGTGGTGATCGAGCAGTTGCCCTGGCAGCGGTGCGTTGAGAAGTACGACCGGCCCGAGACGCTGTTCTTCTTGGATCCACCGTACTGGCAGACCGTCGGGTATGGCCAGGCCTTCCCGTTGGAAGAGTACGAACAGCTAGCCGCGGCGATGGGCGCGTTGAAGGGGAGGGCGATCCTCACCATCAACGATCACCCGCAGATGCGCGCGCTGTTCGATCGCTTCCAGCGGATCAGCGTCCCAATTCGATACACGGTCGGAGGCGGTGCCGGGGTGGCACGCACCGAGCTGATCTACACCACGTAGCTGGGCCATTGCCCGGCGTCCTCTATGCCCGTTCCCCGACCGGATCAACCCTCGCGCCTAGCCGGCAGCGGGGCGGGCACCTTTCTGCAGGAACCCCTGATGGCCAAGATCACCGCTCAACAGGCTGGCGGCATGGTCTATGCGCTCGTCGACCCGCGAACTGACAGCGTCTGTTATGTGGGCCACACCACTCTGTCACTGGATAAACGACTTTCCAACCATATGTCAGCCGCGAAGCGGAGTCCGGACAGGCCGGTTTGCTCGTGGATCAACGAACTCACCGAACAGGGCTGCAGCCCACTGGCTCGCGTCCTAGAAATGATCGGTCCGGGTTCGGACTGGGAGAGCAGAGAAAGGGGGTGGATTGCGCATTACCGCAAGGTTGGATGGCTAGCCAACCTCACCGACGGCGGCCTTGGGTGGAGTGGGCATTCTCATACGGCTGACGAGCGGCGGCGAATAGGCTTGGCGCAACAGGGCAAGACGATCTCAGTTGAGCAAAGGAGGAAGCTTCGCGCTTCCCGGATCGGCTCAAAAATCAGTGATCACGCAAGATCGAAGCTCTCCGCAGCACTGAGTGGGCGGATATTGTCCGCAGCTACCCGCGGCAGGATCGGGGACGCGAAGCGCGGCAAGGAACTGCCGGCCCAAGCGGGAGTTCGCAATCACCGAGCGGTGCTTGATGAACAGGCCGTGCGGGAAATTCGAAGCGGTCTCATCGACCAGACATCAGCACAAAGCCGATATGGCATTTCCCGCACCCAGTTCTACAGGGTCAAGCGCGGAGAACAATGGAGATCGATAGCATGAACAGCGCCTCTGAAATCACACCGGCGGCAGCTGGTGGTGTGAATGTCTGCGCTTTCCTTGCGATGCTGGCCTGGTCAGAGGGCACCAGCACCAGCCCCGCGACGAAGAACCGCGGTTACGACGTGATCGTGACCGGTGCTGATCGTGTGCCGGAGATCTTCACCGACTATTCGGTGCATCCGTTCTCCCGGGGGCGTAAGTCGAAGGCCATCAACAGCAAGGGCCTGACATCGAACGCATCTGGCCGCTACCAGTTCATGCTGAAGGACTACGCCCACTACCGCGCGCTGCTGAAGCTGCCGGACTTCGGGCCGCTCTCGCAGGATCTCTGGGCCATCCAGCTGATCCGCGAACGCCGCGCTCTGCCGTTGATCCAGGCGGGCCGTATCACCGACGCCATCAAGCCCGTGCGCAACATCTGGGCGAGCCTGCCGGGCGCTGGCTATGGACAGCCGGAGCACGCTTTGGACAAGCTGCTAGCTGCCTACCGCAGGGCTGGCGGGGCAGTGGCGCCGTGACCGAGCCCATGAGTACCCTGAAAACCTTCGTTGGGACGTTCACCGCTGCGGTGGTGGCGCCGGCGACGGCTGACGCGTTGCGCGAGGCCGAGCGAATCATCCTGGGCGTGCCGCAGTCCGTGCTGCTGGTGGCAATGGCCGGCGCACTGATCGGCGTGTTGTTGCTGCCGGAGAAGGACGCAGAGCGAGTAGCCGCCGATTCCAACCGCAGGCGTGGCCACCGATTCCTGCAGACAGCTGCGCGCTGGGCTGCGCTGGCAGTGGCAGTGGTGGCCTACGCCATCGTGGCCGCATGGGTCATCGCAGTTGCTGCGTCCGTCTGGCCGGCACTGGCCGGCGCCCCACAGCTGCCGCTGGCCGGTCTGTCCGGCGTCCTGATCCGCCGGCTGCTGCCCGGCTACGTGCGCATGGTGGAGAGAGCCACCGGCGCCATCGGAGGCGAGAAGCCATGAGCGTGCTGATTCGATTCTTGACCTCGCTGTGGGCGCTGGTCGTGGGTGCCGCTGCCGACGCGTTGCGCTGGCTGGGTAAACCTGGGAGCAAGGTCAAGCTGGTGTGTGCCGTTCTGGCCTTTGGGTGCTTGGTCTCCGGCCTGACGGCTTGGGAGAAAGAGCAGAAGATCCGGGACCTGAACGCTCAGGTGATCAAGGTCCAGGCCGATTGGAAAGCCGATGCAGCCCGGTTGCAGGCTGACGTGGACACCCGTGATCAGCGGCTGGCCGAGGTGGCAATCGCACTTCGGGCAGAGGCAGAGAAACTGGAAGCCTTGAAGGCAGAGAGTGCAGCTGCACTCCAGAGCCTGGCCGGCAAGATCGAAGCCTCTGAGAAGGAGGCATCTACCTGGCGCGGTCGGTACGAGCAGCGGCCCGACACCTGCAAGGCAGCGCTGGAGCTGCTCGATTCCGCCTGCCCAGCATTGAAGGGGTACTGAAATGCGCGCCATCGTCTTTGCCCTCGCCATGCTGCTGGCCGCCTGTCGTGCCGCACCCATCAAGCCCAACGCACCCGCGCCAGCCGTGATCAAAGTGCCGGTGGCCACCTACGTTCCCATCGATGCCGCGCTGACCAAGCGCTGTCGCTGGGTGCGCGACGGGAAGCCATCGGAGGTGTTCGACGTGAGCAACGGAAGGAAGCGATGCCTCCTTCAGTACGAGGCGCAGCTCGATGCCGTCGACCAGGTGCAGGGCAAGCCGGCGCCGACCACCGACATCGCGGACTAGGCGCAGCTGCGCGTGGCCGCACGCTGTTGTTTCACGATTACGTTTCACATGGGCGCACGTGAACGCGAAACTGAACGGATCGGCTGGATATCAACAGGTTATCCACAGAAAGCTGAATTGGGCGGGGCCCCTGGGCTTATCCACAGCCACCGGGGGGAATTCGGACCCCGGTAAAAGACAGTATTTCGGCCTCTAGGGTGCTCCACCACAGGCCGCACTTTTCGCGGTTTTTGCCGGGAGAAACCGCATTTTCATGCCTGAATAGGCTGTGCATCGGGTAGGACATGGCTGACATCCACGAATTCACCAAGGGCTGGTCCGTGGCCAGGCTGGCGGATGAGTTCGGGATAGACCGCCGAACGGCCAGCAAGCGGCTGAAGGAGGCCGGCGTACCGCCTTTGACCAAGCGCGCCGGGCACGACGTCTATCGGCTGGCCGACGCAGCGCCTGCGCTGGTGAATCCGGGCGCTGCGGCGTTCGGCGCGGAGGGCGTGGTCGATCCGCGCGACCTGCCGCCGATGGAGCGCCGCGCCTACTACCAGTCGGAGAACGAGCGCCTGAAGGTCGAGTCGACCATCGGGCAGCTGGTGCCGGCGGCAGAGGTCGAGGCCGACTACGCCGAGCTGGTGAAGAAGGTCGTGCAGTTCTTCGACACGCTTCCTGATGTGCTCGAGCGCAAGGCAGGGCTCACGCCAGAGCAGGTGGTGAAGGTCCAGGACGAGTGCGATCGCGTCCGGCAATCCATGTACGAGGGCATCACCGATGACGACGTACGCGACAGCGCGTAGCGTGCGCCAAGGCGTTGCCGAGATGATCCGGCCGCCGCGCCGCATCAGGGTGAGCGAGGGCGCGCGGGTGCTGCAGGTGGCCAATGCCGCCGGCGCCGCCGGTTCCTGGGATCCGGACACGACGCCCTACATGGTCGAGCCGCTGGACACGACCGGCAGCCGCCATTACGAGGCCGTGGTGTTCGTAGGGCCGGCGCGATCGGGTAAGACCATCTCGCTGATCGATGCGCGCCTGGCCTACCTGATCACCTGCAACCCGGCCGACGCCATGGTTGTGCAGATGTCCAAGGATGCGGCCGAGGACTACAGCAAGACCCGTATCGCCCGCAGCATCGCCGCCAGCCCGGAACTACGCTCTCGGCTGAGCCCACGAGCCCACGACGACAACATCCTGCTGAAGTTCTTCCGGTCGGGAATGTCGTTGCGCATGGGCTGGCCGTCGGTATCAGTGCTGTCCGGCAAGGACATCCACGACGTGCTGATGACGGACGTGGACAACTACACCGGCGACCTGACGATCGATGAGTGCTTCGGCCTGGGCCTGAAGCGCACGCAGACCTACATGTCTGCCGGCATGGTCGTGGCCGAATCGAGCCCGGCAACCGACTATGCAGACGGCGCCTGGAAGCCGCTGCACCCGCACCAGGGCCCACCGGCCGCCGGCATCGCCGCGCTGTATGCGCGTGGTGACCGCCGCCGCTGGTACTGGCCCTGCCCGGAGTGCGGAGAGCGGTTTCAGGCAGCGCCAGGCTATGACGGATTCGCTTTGCCGCCGATGGAGGAACTGCTCGAGCGGGTGGTTCTGGACGACGTGCAGAAGATGGCGCGGCACTACTCGCTGCTGCACTGTCCGCACTGCGGTGTGGGACTGAAGCACCGGTGGAAGGACGGGATGAACCGCAGCGGCGTGTGGGCTGCGGAGGGCCAGGTCGTGCACGCCGACGGAACGGTCACCGGTGAGAGGCCGGAGGCGCGCATCGCCAGCTACTGGCTGGGCGGTGTGGCCGCGTCCTACCAGTCCTGGGAATCGCTGATCGAGCGATACCTGCAGGCGCTGCGAACCTTCGCCACGACCGGCGAAGAGCGCCCGCTGAAGACCACGCACAACGTGGATGGCGCGATCAACTACGTGCCGATGGCTGCCCGCTCGGCCAGTGATCCGAACGAGATGCAGGAGCGCGCCGAAGTCTGGCCCGCTGGTGCTGTTCCCGCCGGCGTGCGCTTCCTGCTGGGTGAGGTCGACGTTCAGGCCAATCGCTTCGTCGTGCTGGTGCTGGGCTTCGGCATTGGCGATTCCGGGCAGCTGGAGCGCTGGGTGGTGGATTCCTTCACCCTGCGCACGTCCAAGCGCGAGGACGGCTCGGGCGGCTTCCTGCCGCTGGACCCGCCGAAGTACTTGGAAGACTGGGAACGCCTGGTCGAGAAGGTCATCAGCCGTCGCTACCCGCTGGACGATGGCACCGGCCGCAGCATGCCGGTCCACGCCGTCGGCATCGACTGGGGTGGCAAGTCGGGCACCTCGGTGCGCGCGCTGGAATTCTGGCGCTCGCTCAAGGCCCGGAAGCTGCACGCCAGGGTCAGGCTGATCAAGGGTGATGCACGCCGCGAGGGCGGTCTCTTTCGCGAGACCTTCCCCGACAGCAGCAAGCGCCGGGACCGCAAATCAGGGTCAAAGGGTGATGTGCCGCAGCTGCTGCTCAACGTGGACAGGCTGAAGGACACCGTAGACGCCAACGTGAAGCGGGCCGAGCCCGGGCCGGGCTACTACCACTTCCCCGACTGGCTGCCAGAGGCGTTCTACGCCGAGCTGACGGCGGAATCGCGCACTGCAAGGGGTTGGGAGAACCTGGCGAAGCGACGCAATGAGGCGTTCGACCTGTGCGGCTATGCCGAGGGCATGGCGCTGTGGCTGAAGGTTCCGGCCATCAACTGGACCACGCCGCCGGCATGGGCCGCGCCGTGGGACGACAACCCAGACGTGAGGGCAGACGACGTCGCGCCGGCGCCAATGCCGCGTGCGCGCACCCGCCGCGTCATCAGAAGCAAGTACCTGGGACGCTGAAATGGCATTCACCACCAAGCAAGTCGAACAACTGGAAGCCGCGATCGCGGCTGGCGTGCTGAGCGTCCGCTATGCCGACCGCACCGTGACCTACCAGAGCCTGAAGGAGATGCGCGGTTTGCTGAAGCAGATGCGCGATGAGCTGAGCCAGGCCGCAGGCGCACCGCGGCGCCGCCGCATCGTGCGCCTCTACCAATCGGGGACCGGCAATGTCTGATACCGCCGAGAGCAGCTACCGCGCCGCCAGCAACGGCCGCCGCCTTCGTACCTTCCGGCCGACGTCGCTCGGGCCCAACGCATCGTTACCCGTGGATGGTCAGCGCGCTCAACAAGAGCGTGTCCAACGGCATCGCCACCGGCATCCAGGCAAAGCCGATCTGGGGCACGAAGGAGCACAAGAAGAAGGTCACCAAGCTGTGGACGCGCTGGGGCAAATACGCTGATGCCGATGGCGTTCTGGTGTGGGAAGGGCTGCAGGCGCTGGCCTGGCGCGAGTGGAAGGAGGCCGGCGAGGTATTCGCCCGCATCCGGTACCGGCGGCCCGAGGACGGCTTGCCTGTGCCGCTGCAGGTGCAGCTGATCGAATCGGAGCAGTGCCCGCAGCACTACAACGGCGTGGCCAGCAACGGCAACGTGATCCGGCAGGGCATCGAGGTCGATAGCATCGGCCGCCGCGTTGCCTACTGGATGTACCGGGAGCACCCCGGCGACCTCCAGCTGACCGTCAACGGCAATGAGCTGGTGCGCGTGCCGGCGGACCAGGTGCTGCACCTGTACCGACCGAACCGTGCGGGTGCGATGCGCGGCGTGCCCGGCTCTGCTCCGGCTCTCCTGCGCATGTTCAACCTGGACCGCCTCGATGATGCGGTGCTGGAACGGCAGGCGCTGGCCAACCTGTTCGCAGGCTTCATCACCACCGACGCGAACGCGGAAGGGGAAGACGGCGAGGCCATCGGCGACCTGATCACCGGTGAGGATGCAGACGGTACGGCCCTCGGTGGGCTCGAGCCCGGGACACTGCAGGAACTGCCGCCGGGCCGCAAGGTCACCTTCGCCGCACCGCCCAGCGCCGGCTCGGACTATGCCGAGTTCCTGCGCGGGCATCTGCTGGCGATCTGTGCCAGTCAGGACGTGCCCTATGAAGTTCTGACCGGTGACCTGCGCAACGTCTCTGACCGCGCGCTGCGGCTGATCCTCAACGAGTTCCGCCGGGTGATCGAGCAGGACCAGTGGCTCTTCATGATCCCCATGTTCTGTCAGCGGGTCCGCGACGCCTTCATGGACCAGGCGGTGCTGTCGGGTCTGCTGAAGGTGCCGCGCTATGCAGCCCTGCGTGATGACGTGACCGAAACCCTGTGGGTGCCCGAGGGCTGGCCCTGGAGCCACCCGGTGCAGGACGTGACGTCCGAACTCAAGGCGGTGCGAGGCGGCTTCAAGTCGCGCAGCAAGGTGGTGCTGAGCGCCGGCGAGGATCCCGAACAGGTCGACGCCGAGCAGGCGCAGGACAACGCGCGTGCAGACGCGGCCGGGCTTCGCTACGACAGCGACCCGAGGCGAACGAACGCCTCCGGTGCCCGGCAGGACGACGAACCCGGCGCCCCTGGCGCCAACGACGATGAAAGGAATGACGATGACGAGTAAGCCTGGCCTGTTGGCCCGAATGCTGGGTCGCGGCAGCCGTGCGCCCGTGGTGGCCTCGCTCGCTGCCGCGGTCCTCAATCAGCCCCTGCTGGTGCAGCCGGCCATTGGCGAAGCGCTGGTGGGCGGCTATCTGGAAGGGAAGGTCACCAGTGACGACAGCGTGCTGAAGGCCGACCGCTTCGAAGTGTCCGGCCCCGACGGACAGCCGGTGGGCGTGGCACAGAGCCTGATCGGTGTGATCAACCTGTCCGGTGGGATGGTGAACCGGCCGATGCCCGGCCCCAGTGGTTCGGGGCCGGTGAGCTATGCCGCGGTACGCGACACCTTCGACGAACTGCTGAACGACGATGCGGTGACGTCGATCATCCTGCGGCTGGATACGCCCGGCGGTATGGCTTCTGGCTGCTTCGACCTGGTCGACCACATCTTCGAGGCGCGTGGCCGGAAGCCGGTGTATGCGCTGGTCGATGACCATGCGTACTCCGCCGGCTTCGCCCTCGCTTCGGCGTGCGACGAGATCTGGATCAGCCGCACCGGCGGCGTCGGGTCGGTAGGCGTGGTTTGCTACCACCACGACTGGAGCGGCAACAACGCTCAGATCGGCCTGAAGGTGACCCCGCTGTTCGCCGGCGCCCGCAAGGTCGACTTCAACCCGAACTTCCCGCTCAGCGAAGAAGCGCATGCCGAGGCCATGGCTGATCTGGAGGACATGCGCACGATGTTCGTCGACACCGTGGCGCGCAACCTCGGCATGGATGCGGAAGCCGTGCGTGCTACCGAGGCAGCCTGCTATCGCGGCCAGGCCGCCGTGGCAGTCGGCTTCGCTACCCGGCTCGGCACCTGGCACGACCTGATCGCGCACCTCGGCGCGGCCGAATCGGCGCCGCCGCCCGCGCCGGGCAACCCTGATCCGGACGACGAGCCGGAGGCGGCGGCAGCGCCGCCGGTGCCCGAGGCCTCAGCCGCACCGCCTGCAGCAGTGGTGGAGAACCCGGCCGCTGCGTTGGCAGCTGCGGTTGCAAACAGTGAGCTGCCGCCGGCGCTCGCGCTGGCCCTGCTGCGCCGCCCCCTGCAGGAGGGCGAACCGGCGGCCAGCGCCATCGAGTACGCGACCGCAGTGCAGGACGCCTGTGCTGCGGCACTGCGTGGCGATGACACCCTCGCCGCCAGCTTCATCGAGAAGAGCACCGACCTCGACACGGTGCGTGCACAGCTGCTGTCGATGAAGGCGGAGGAAGGCCGCAGCACCCAGGTCGTCACCGCACACCCGGTCTCCACGGCCGAACAACGCACCGCCGACAACAAGGCGAAGCTGAATCCCACTCACATCTACAAGCAACGAGGTAACTGACGATGGAAATCTCCCTGGCCGGCACCCGTACCGGCGAATTCCTGCTGTCCGAAGCGGGCGGCGAGCGCAGCCGCGAACTGATCCGTCTGCCGGCCGGGCAGGGCATGCTGTCCGCCGGCACCCTGCTCAAGGCAGACAACACCGTCGCTGCCAACGGCACCGACGCGGTGAAGGTGCTGTATGGCCCGATCGACACCGGCACCGATTCCGCGGCGCTGGCCGTCAAGGGCGCGGCGATCGCGCGCGATGCCGAAGTGTTCGGCGAGAAGCTGGGCTGGGCCAGCGGCGTCACCGCTGACCAGAAGCTGCTGGCCGCGCTGAGCCTGGCCGAGTCCGGCATCATCACCCGCTGGACGCAGCAGCCGATCGCATCGAACGCGGCCGATCACCTGGTGTTCGTGTCCGTGCCGGTGACCGGTACTGCAGGTGTGGCGCTGGGCCCGGTCGTGGCGCACGTCAAGGACGTCTTCGGTGCTCTGGTCACCGGCAGTACCGTCAGCGCCACCCTGGCCAAGGCCACTGGCACCGGCAATCTGACCGGCGGCGGCGCGAAGGCCGCCGTGGGTGGCGTCATCACCTGGGATGCCGCGACGCTGAGCGCCGCCGGCGACTACACCCTCAAGGTGACCGCCGCCGATCTGGACGAGGCGACCACCGACACCATCACCATCACCGCAGCCGGCGGCGGCTGACCGCCGAGCATCGCCCCTTCCACCCGTTGACCCTTGGCCCCGCTTCGGCGGGGCCTTTTCGTATCCCATTCCGAGAGAGAAATCACCATGGATCTGCAGATTCTTCTGGCGCTTGGCGTGCTGAGCTTCGATGCCCTGAACGCCTATATCAACAACCTGCCGCGCATCTCCACCCGGCTGGCCGACATGCGCCTGTTCCAGGAGCAGGGCCTGGTCGGCACCACCATCGTCAAGGTGGGTATCAACGGCACCAAGCTGGTGCTGGTCCCGAATGTCCCGCGTGGTGCGCCCGGCCAGCCCAAGGGCCTGGAGCGCGGTAAGGTGAAGCTGCTGGAAACCACTCACCTGCCGCAGAACTCCACGGTCATGGCTGACCAGCTGCTGGGTGTCTATGACCCGGCCGACCCGGAAGGCAACAACGTTGCCGCCGTGGTCAACGCGTTGCAGGTGGTGCACAAGCGCGACCTGGACTTCACCATCGAGTACCACCGCATGGGCGCGCTGCAGGGCAAGCTGCTCGATGCCGACGGCTCGGTGATCATCGACTTCTACGAGGAGTTCGGGGTCAAGCAGGTCGTCATCGGCATGGAGCTGAACAAGGACGACACCAAGGTCCGCGCCAAGTGCATCGCCATCAAGCGCGCGATCGAGGCCAAGCTGGGCGGCATCCCGTACACCGGCATCCACGTGTTCTGCAGCGCCGGCTTCTTCGATGCCCTGACCGACCACCCGGAAGTGCAGAAGGCCTACGAGCGCTGGCAGGACGGTGCAGCGCTGCGCGATGACGTCCGCAAGGGCTTCGTGTTCGGCGATATCACCTTCGAAGAGCTGCAGGGCAACACCGGCGGTGACCTGGCCCTGGCCGACGGTGAAGCGATCGCGTTCCCGCTGGGTGTGCCCGACATGTTCCTGACCCGCTTCGCGCCGGCGGACTACCTGGAGACGGTGCGCGGTATCGGCCTGCCGTACTACACCAAGACCGCGAAGATGCGCATGGACAAGGGCATCCAGCTGGAAAGCCAGTCCAACCCGCTGAACATCAACACCCGACCGGATGCGGTGATCCGCCTGAAGGCCGGCGCGAAGTAAGCCAGCAGTGCCCGGCCCGCGGATGCGGGCCGGGCAGGGAGGTTGTATGGCCCAGATCAGGATCGGGGTCGACCCCGACAACGCGCTCGGGCGGCAGCTGACCGAGCTGGAGCAGACCCAGCTTCCATACGCCGCGGCGCAAGCCGCCAACAAGGTGGCCTACGAGATCCGCGAGCGCTGGAAGCGCCAGGCACCGAAGGTTTTCGACCGCCCGACGCCACTCACGGTCAACGCGGCCATGTACCGGAAGGCCACCAAGGATCAACCGTACGCCGAGATCTTCATCCGCGACGAAGCCTTCAAGGGCACGCCGCCGGCCAAGTACCTGTTGGCCGAGGTGGATGGTGGTCAGCGCCGCCGCAAGGGCTTCGAGCGGCTGCTGCAGAGCCGAGGTCTGCTGTCTCCGACGCAGTTTGCGGTGATGGGCCGCGGCGCTCAGGCGAACCAGTTCGGCAACGTGCCGGCCGGCCAGGTGACCAAGATCCTGTCCCAGCTGGGCGCCCAGCGGGACGGCTACCAGAACGAGACCAGCGTCAGCCGGAAGCGGCGGCGGGGCAAACGCAACAACCGTGATGGCGAGTACTTCGTGATCACCAGGCGCCGCGGCGTACTGCGCCCGGGCATCTATGAGCGGATCGGACGCGGATCCGGTGTCCGATCCATCTTCATCTTCACCACCACGGCCGCCTACACGCCGCGCTACGACATCTTCGGCATGGCCGAGGACACCTGGAAGCGGCTGATGCCGTTCTTCCTGAAGCGCGAGCTGGAGAAGGCCATGGAAACCGCGAGGCCGCTGCCTTGAACCAGAGAGCTTTCATGCAGGCCTTCGACGCAGCCGCGTTCGGAGCCTTCCGTGCAGCCGGCGTCGCCGATGCTGCCAACTACAGGGGGCCGGGCAGCACGGATGAAGCGCCTTGTACGGTGCTGCTGGACGAGACGGTCGATCAGTTCACACCGGACGACGTGGCACCTGTCGCGACCAACATCATCCGGGTCACGCTGCAGCTGGCCGAGATCAACCCTCGCGCTGGCGGCGTGGTGCGAATCGACGGAACCGGTCGCCAGCTGAAGCTGGTGCAGAAGATCCGCGGCGACGAATCGATGGCGGTGTGGGAGGTGGCCGATGTCTGACCGCCCTCCCAGTCCACGCCGACAGCTGCTGTTGGCCATGGGCAAGACACTGCAGCTGATCAGCACCGCGAACGACTACCTGACCGACGCTGGCGCGGGGTGGACGCTGGAGCCGAAACCCGGTGACCAGGACACCCAGGCCGTTCTCACGGCCGTGATCGAGAAGCAGCAGCGGGCGGAGAGCCCCTCGAAGGTCAACACGCACCGCCTGACCACGGTCAGCGTCATCGCCAAGGTTCCCTCCGACACCGAGGAATACCAGCAGGTGCTGGACGACCTGGTGACCGACATCGAGGCGGCTCTGGACACCCGCGTGGTAGCCCGCAACTTCCCTGACGGCATCCAGGTGCCGGTGTATGTCGGCATGGAGCCGCTGATGCCGGAGAAGGCCAGCGCCGGCTGGGTGGGCGTGCTGCTCACCTACCAGTCCCACATCCCCAAGAAATAACCCGCCGCACAGCGGCAACCCAACTGGAGAGCCACCATGGCCGAAGATTACAGCTACCTGGGCAGCGGCATCGTCCTGATCCGCCTGTGGAACAGCACCGACCCGTTCCTCGAGGTCGGCAACGTTTCCGCCTACAACGTCGCGCCCCAGACCACCACGCTCGAACTGGCCGACAGCCAGAACCCGGGCGGCGGCACGGCCAACAGCGTCGATCGCGTCACCGGCTACAACCTCAACTACACCTTCCACGACTTCAACGCCGAGAACTTCGCGCGCGCCACCCGTGGCAAGGCCAGCACCATCGCCGCCGGCACCGTCGCCGACGAACTGGTGGTCGCGACGCCCGGTCGCTTCTCTCCGCTGTCGCGGCTGGCAAGCGAAATCACCGGCGTCACTCCGGCTACCGGGACCGCCACGTACGTGAAGGACAAGGACTACCGCCTCGAGCGCGGCATGCTCTTCATCCCGGCTGATTCGATCATCGCTGCACCGTCGTCGGCAGGGACGCCCAACGTCAAGGTCACCTACAAGAACGCGGACCTGGGCCACGTCGAGGCTGCTGTCAACTCGCAGCAGTTCTACGAGATGCAGTTCTACGGCGCCAACGAAGCCCGCGGCGGCAAGCTGGTGCGCATGGTTGCGCACAAGGTGTCCGGCGGCGTCATCGAGAGCATGGGCCTGATCGGCAACGAGTACGGCGCCGGCAGCGTGCCGGGCAAGCTCGTGAAGGACGCCGCCAAGGCCACCGGCTCCGACAAGTCGGCCTACTTCTACTGGCAGCAGGAGAAGTAAGCCATGGCGGATCTGGACGTGATTACCCCGCCATCGCTCACGGTGCCATTCCGTGGCGAGGCAGTGCGTGTAACGCCCCTCCGCCTGCAGCAGATCGGCCCGTTCATCACGGCCAGTCGCACCATCATCGGCCGCGTGGCGATGATGGTCGGCGCTGTCGAGGAAGCGCCGGCTGGCGCAACCGGCGCGATCCTGCTGGACCTGCTGGAGCAGGACAGTGCCGAGCTTGCCTCGGCACTGGCGGTGGCCATCTGCCCCGAACCAGAGTGGATTCCGGGCTCGGGCTTGGATGAGGCCCTGAGCCTGAAGGCGGCATGGATCGGCGGCGGCACCCTGGACGAGATCGTGGACCTGCTGTCGGCCGTGGTGGGCCTGAACCGGGATTTTTTCGCCCATCGCCTGCGGAACCTGCTGATGCAGGCCAAGCCGCCGGCGGAAGAGAGCTCGGCCTCGCCGACCTCGCCCAGTACCTGATCGCCCGCGGCCACAGCCGGGCCGAGGTCATGACGTACACCCTGGCGCAGATCAGGGGCTTCACCGCCGCTGCAGCCCACGACGAGCGCGAGCGCGAGCGTGCGCGCCTTGCACACACAGCCAACGCCATCCGAACGGCGATGTGGGCCGACCAGAGCGAATGGCAGGCGTACCAGGCCGAACTGAGCGGAAAGGCCCCTGCGCCGCAGAAACAAGGAACCATGACCCATGGCTGAGCCTTCAGCGAATCTGCGCGTCCGTATCAGTGCGGACCTGGCCGACATCCGGCAGGGCCTGGGCCTGCTCACCCGCCAGCTGCGCGAGGTGCGCACCGAGGCTGCTCGCCCGCTGCCGACGAAGAACAACATCAGTGATCTGGGTATCTCGGCCGGCCAGACCGCGCAGGCGATGCGGCAGCTGCCTGCGCAGTTCACCGACATCTTCACCAGCCTGCAGGGCGGCATGCCGTTCTTCACCGTGCTGGTGCAGCAGGGCGGCCAGATCAAGGACAGCTTTGGCGGCGTGGCGCCGGCGCTGAAAGGCGTCTCGACGGCACTGCTGGACATGGTCAACCCCTACACGGTTGCCGCTGCGGCCGTCGGCCTGGTGGTGTTCGCGTGGTACGACGCAGAGCAGCAGGCGCAGGCCTACACGAAGGCCCTGGTGCTGTCTCGCAATGAGGCGGCAGCGACGACGCTGACGCTGGTCGATATGGCCAGGAAGACCAGTGATGCGCTGCAGGTGTCCGCCGGTGCGGGCGCCGAAGCGGCGCAGGCGGTCGGGTCCAACGGCAAGATCGCCGCGCAGAACCTGCAGGCCGTGGCCAACGCGGCTGTGGCCATGAGGGAGGTCAGCGGGAAGGCGCTGGAAGATACCATCGCCCTCTACGCGAAGCTGGCAGAGGATCCGGTCAAGGGCGCGGAGAAGCTCAACGAGCAGGTCAACTTCATGACCGTGGCTCTGTACGAGCAGGTCAAGGCGTTGCAGGAGCAGGGCCGCAACCAGGATGCGGTGACGGTGATCACCCGCGCTGCTTCCGATGAAACGGTGATGGCTCTGGCAAAGGTTCGTGCCAGCCAGAACCCGGTGATCAGTGGTTTCAAGGATCTGTGGGTGGAAGCCACCCGTGCATGGTCCGCGATGCAGGCGAGCGTTGGCCTCGGGCCGGCCGCGGCGCAGATGCAGCACCTTCTGGCGGAGAATCAGCGCGAGCTGGCAAAGCTGAACGCCCTGGCATCCGGTGATCAGCGCGGCCTGCCGCTGGCGAGGAATCCCATCGCCCTGGCTGCTATGGAGAAGTCGATCAAGGACCGGTCGGACAAGATCAAGGCGCTGGCCACCGACCTGATCAAGGAGCGTAAGGACGCCGAGGTGAAAGCCGCAGAGGACGCAAGCGTAGATTTCCTGCAGCGTGCCGATGCCATCGCCGAGTCTCAGGCGAGCAAAGAGCAGAAGAAGAAGGACGAGATCTCTCGGATCAATGGTGAGGCGGAGAAGGTCCGACGCCAGGCCGAAGCCGCTGGCTTGATCGAAGATGTGAAGAAGATCGAGGAGCGGCGCGCTGCAGCTGTCGCTGCTATCGAGAAGAAGTATGCCGAGAAGAAGAAAACTGGCGGCGGCACTGGATCTGCAACGCGCGCAGCTGGGCTGCAAGGTTACAAAGACGACCTGGTGGCTGAACAGGCCCAAATCACCGCCAGCACGCAGCTGCTGCGCGCACAGTTCTCGGCTCGTGAGATTACTGCGGCTGAGTACTACAGCCGCATGCGTGAACTGGTGCAAAGGAACACGGATGCACAGGCAAAGTCGCTGGAACAGCAGCTGGCCTATCTCCAACGGCAGTCTGTCGTTGGCAAGGAAGCCATCGGTGTAAATCGCCAGATCGGTGAGATCGAAGCGCGGCTGACGAAGATTCGAACCGAGGGTGCAAGCGCGCTGCAGGTTCTCTCGACGGAAGAGGCGGCGGCGATGCGGGCGAGGACCAACGTCATCGCCGCCTACGCGAACGCACTGGACGCGAGCAATCAGGCGCTGCAGCGCCAGCTCGCCACCCAGGCCCAGCGAGTGGGTATGGGTGATCGTGAGTATGAAATCCAGCAGCGCATCAACGACGCATACGCAGACCAGGCCGACAAGCTCCGTGAGCTGCAGCTGCAGTTGAATGCTGGCCAGGTGGATCAGGAGACCTTTGAAGCTGAGCGGGCCACTTTGATGGCCAAGACCCTCGACCGCCTGCAACTGATCAAGGAGGGCTACGAGGATCTGCGCCTGGCCGAGGGCGACTGGTTGGCCGGCGCCAGCGCGGCATGGGCCAACTACCAGCAGGAAGCCGGGAACTACGCCCGGCAGATGGGCGATACGGTCACCACCGTCATCGGTGGGTTCGAGGACGCTTGGGTGCGGTTCACCACGACCGGCAAGCTGAGCTTCTCGGACCTGACGAAGTCGGTGCTGGCTGACCTGGCCCGGATCCAGATCAAGCAGGCGATCGTGGGCATCGGCAATTGGATCAGCGGCTCGTTCTCGGCGCAGTCCGGCACCATCAACACCGCCGGCAACGCCGCTGTCACCCAAGGCACATCGTCCATCAACAACGACCTGTTCCAGCGCCTTCAGCGGAACGGCAAGGCCGACGGCGGCTACACCGGCGACGGCGCCAAGCACGACCCGCGCGGCATCGTTCATGCGGGCGAGGTGGTCTGGTCACAGGCCGACATCGCCCGCGCTGGTGGTGTCGGGATCGTGGAGGCAATGCGCCTTGGCCTGCGCGGGTATGCGAATGGTGGCGTGGTGGGAGCGCCGCGCGCTGCCGCCGCGTCAGTGGCGCGCGGGGCCGTCAACGTCTACATCGATGGCGCCAAAGGCGACTCCAGCGGGGTTCAGGCAGAGATGGGCCCGTCCGGTGACCTCGATATCAGGGTGTCCCTGCGCGATCTGATCCGTGGCGAGATCCGTGGCGGATCGTTCGACAACGACTTCCGCAGCCGTTACGGGCTCACCTACAGGGGGAACCGAGGTGGTTGATCTCTACATGCCATCGAGCATCCCCGATCCGGAGAACGAAAGCCTGGAATACGCGCCGCACGGTGAGGACGTCCTGCGTTCGACCATGGGGGCGGGGACTAAGACGCGCCCGATCCGGACCGGTTCCCTCGAAACGTTGAAGTGCCGGCTCTACTTGGAGCCGGCTCAGCTGAAGACGCTGATGGACTTCTACAAGATCAGCACCCGCCGCGTGCTCCCGTTCTACTGGTGGGACTGGCGGTGGGCTGGCGCCGGTCAGAACCGGACGCTCTACAAGTTCATGGCTCGACCGAGCTACGTCAAATGGCAGGACATGTGGCGGGCTGAGGTGAGCCTGCTGATTGTTGCCGAAGAAGAGGGGCAGTTCCTGCTCGACATCCACGACACCAACAACTGGCCGACAACCTGATGCCACGCGTCCTCTCTGCCGCTGCCGCCAGATCGATTCTGGCCGAGGACACCGCCGAAACCTGGCTGTGCCTTCTCACCATCACCCATCCGGATCTGCAGACCATCCGGATCGTCAACAACACCGAGCCCGTGGCACGGGGAAGTACCGTCTGGCAGCCGTACCCGTTCGAAGCATCGTTCCCCGACGACACGGACGACGCTACGCCCAACGTCTCCCTGCGCATCGACAACGTCGACCGCGACATCACCAGGCAGATCAAGGCGCTGCAGGGACCACGCCCGCAGGTGCGACTGGAAGCCGTGCTGGCGAGCCAGCCCAGCGTGGTGGAGATGGGGCCGTTCAACTTCTCCGTGCTGCAGGTGGACTTCGACATCATGGAGCTGGGTGTGCAGATCGGCTACCAAGAGGACTTCCTCAACCAGGGCGTGCCCGCACAGACCTACACGCCGTCCAATTCGCCCGGGCTGTTCGTATGAGGAAGTGGGTCGGCATCCCGTACAAGGGCGACAAGTTCTGCCGGGAGTTCGCCCGCATGGTACTGGCCGAGCAGGGCATCCCCATGCCCGATGTGTCCGCACCGGGCGATGCAACTGGCTGGGCCGAGGTCGAGATGCCGGAGCGCTTCGACGTAGTCGTGTTCAACAGCGCAGGCAGGCCGTGGCACGTCGGCGTCTGCATGGGCAGCGGCGACTTCCTGCACGTGGAGCAGGGCCGCACGAGCCGCATCGAGCGGCTTACCTCCCCTATGTGGGAGGCGCGAATCGCTGGCTTCTATCGATACACGGGGAAGAAAGATGAATGAAGTTCCGCTGCACCTGCGGGGGCACGAGTTCGATGCACCAGGCGTGGTCTATGCCCAGCCCGGGCAGACGCTGCTGCAGATGCTCAGGGCTGCCGCCGGCGGCGCGGAGATCTCCGCCGACGTCGTGGTGCGCGTTGGTGGCTACCAGGTGCCGCGCGAGGCCTGGGCACGGCTGAAGCCAAAGGCCGGCGTCCGTGTCGACGTGCTGCGGCAGGGCCTGGCCAAAGGCGGCGCGCGGCAGATCCTGGCTGCGGTGGCGATGATCGTTGTCGCGTACTTCGCACCCGGTTGGGGTGCCGCGCTGGCAAAGGGCGCAGGATGGAGTGCTGCCGCCGGCAACGCGATCGCATCCGGTATCACACTCGCCGCGTCGCTGGCGGTGAACTCGCTCGTCTCTGTACCGACCGCCGCCGGCGGCGGATCTGAGGCGCAGAAGGCGTGGAACGCACTGACCGGCAACTCCAACCAGATCAACCCGTACGGGGTCATTCCGCTTGTTCTGGGTGAGCACCGCCTGTTCCCGCCCCATGCGGCCATGCCCTATACCGACGTGGTCGGCTACACCGCCTACCAGTGCTGCATGTTCGACCTGGGATTCGGCGTCATCACCGTGTCCGACATGCGCATCGGTGACACCCCGGTGGAGAGCTTCAACGCGTTCTGGTGGGAGCTGAACTGGCCGGGCTCGGCGCCGGCCAAGCTCTACACCAACGACATCGATGAGCAGGCCGTCAACGCGACGATGAACAGCGAGGGCGACCAGGTCACGCGCACCACCGCTCCCGGGGTGGACGCCATCAGCCTGGACCTGCTGTTCTCCAACGGCCTGAAGGTGTTCGGCGACTCGCTGGACAAGGGCTGGCCCATGTGGGTGCTGTGGAGGGTGGAGTACCGTGCGGTGGGCACGACGGCCTGGCTACCGCCGCCGACACCGCGGCTGTCGAAGCTGGTCAGCAGCTGGACGCCGGGCGCGAGCGAGTACCCGACCACGGCGCCGGGCCCGGGGCTGTTCCTGACCTGGGACCAGACCCGCGACCCCTTTGCCTCTGGCATCGCCTGGGACGTGGCCTCCGGCCAGTACGAAGTGCGGGTCACGCGGGTGGCGCGGAAGAACCAGACCAACCGGACGTGGGCAGACGGGGCGATCTGGACCTCCTTCCGCAGCATCCGCTACACCAACCCCAGCACGACCGGCACCCTGAAGCTCAACGTGCGGGTGAAGGGCACCGACCAGCTTTCGGGGACGCTGCAGTCGTTCAGTGTGCTGGCCCAGCCACACATCCCGGTATACCGACGCAGCTCGAACAGCTGGGCGAATGAGATGTCGCGCAATCCGGCGTGGGTGGCCTACTGGCTGATGACACAGAGCCCGGCGCTGGCCGAGCACGTGCCGGCGTCGCGCATCGACCTCAACTCCTTCGCCGACTTCGCTGCGTTCTGCGATGCCAACGAGCTGGAGTGCCGAATGGTGGTGGATGCCCAGCTGACCGCGCGGGACCTGCTGAGCAAGGTGCTGGGAACCGCCCTCGGCGACATCGGCAACCGGGACGGGCGCTACTGCGTGGTGTTCGACCGGAACGTCAGCGAAGCGACGGCGGAGCTGTCCCCCTTGGACATCAAGGAATTCAGCGCCACCCGGCAGTTCATCAAGGTGCCCCACGCGCTGCGGGTGCAGTTCAAGAATCCGCAGGCGGACTGGCAGGATGACGAGATCATTGTTGTCCAAGATGGTTACAGCTACCGCGGCCTCGATGCTCGTGGCCAGGCCTCGACCGAGCCGGCTGCAACGCTGTTCGAGACGTTCCAGCTGGAGCAGGCCATGCTGCCGCAGCAGGCGTGGCGCCTAGCGCGGTATCACTTGGCACAGGGGCTCTACCGCAACACCGTCTACAGCTTCACCACCGACATCTCCGGGCTCGGCATCGTCCGTGGGGATGTGGTGGACGTCGCCCATGACGTGGCCGAGTGGGGCACGGGGTGGGGGCGAGTGGTCAGTTTGACCACCGGAACCCCCGACGGGGTCGATGGCGCCACCCTGAAGCTCGACACAGAGATCTACAGCGATCCGGCCAAGCTGTACGGGATCCAGACGCGCACAGCGAACGGCGGCAAGCGCAAGGTGAACTGCAGGCCGCACAGCGCCTTCACCGACACGTTCTATCTGGAGAGCAGGCCGGCCGGTACGGCCGCCGGCGATCGGGTGGTGCTGGGCGAGCGTGGGATCGAGATGACCACGCTGATCATCACCGGGGTGAGGTACTCCGAAGACCTGTCGTCCTCGTTCACCGCCGTGGCGTACGACGCTCGCGTCGATCCTTACTGGAAGAACCCGCCGGCGGAGATCATCAGCGAGGTCAGTGGGCGCAACTATGGCCTGCCGGCGGCGCCGCAGGTGACAGTCGCGGTTTCGTCGCCCATCAACGATGAAGTGGATGACGCTGGGATTCCCACCGCTGTGGTCCGCATCGGCACAGCGCCGCGGCACGGCTACGCCACAGTGACGGAGGCGTTGTAATGTCGGTTCCAATCGCCTCGTACGAGCTACGCTTCCGCGCGGTCGGCGCGCCCGATGCCGCCTGGCAGTACCGCAGCCAGGTGGCGGGCGCGGTGTTTGTGGTGCGTGAGCTGCAGCGCGGTACGCCCTATGAGATGCAGATGCGGTCGGTCGGCACCAACGGCCGCGCATCGGCCTGGGTGGACGTCGCGGTCGACGTGCCGGATACCAACCGGGTGGGCGCCGCGGCGCTGCCGAACATCGGCAATCAGCAGTCGATGTGGGACATGACCACATCGGTGACCTTTGCTGCCTCCAGCGACGCTGCAGGCGCCTCGGTGGCGACCATCAGCGTGACGGCCGGAACGTTGATCATCGGTTCTGTCCAGGTCTCCTACGCCGCCAGCAGCGCCACCCTGACCGGCACTGCCGGGCAGAAAGTCACCGTGTACCTCTACTACGTCGATCCGCAGCTGGCCGGCGGAAGTCGGCAGCTGATGCTGACCACGAACATCGTGGAGACAGCCAACGCCAACGGCAACGTGGCAATCAGCTCCCTCCAGATCACCTTCCCGGCCGCGGGTTCTACCGGCAGCGGTGGCGGTGGCATCGGCGGTGGCGGCGGCAGTGGCGGTTCCAGAAATCCTGCGTTTGAGGAAGTTCCGCTATGAGCTATGTGAAGAGAGAGGGCTTGCCGGTCGCCGAGGGCGAGACGGCGGTCGAGTTGGATACCGGAGAGCTGGTGGCTGTGGTGTGCACGCGGACGCTGCTCGGCGGACAGATCCTGTTCCGTGGTCAGGCGCGCGCTGTGACCGCCGCTGGCGAGCCGGTTGTTGGCGCCGATGGGCTGCCGATCGCGCGTGAGTTCCAGCACACCGACCCGAGGCCCGGAAAGGCCGACGAGGTGGCCAGGGACGTCCTGCTGGCTCTGCTGGGCGAGCCGCCGGAGCTGGTTGCCTGGTCTGCCCAGGTGCTGCTGGACGTAAGCATTCGCCAGGCGCTGCAGCTGGCCAACATCAACACCGGGGCGGTAGATGCGTCCGCGGTTCTGTAAAGGGGGAAGCCTATGAGCACATTTGATGGCCGCGATATTGTTCCAGGTGCAGATTTGCCCCTTCGCGCACCAGGTCGGCTGGACACCGTCGTTGGCGTGTCGAGCCCCGGAAGGGCACTGTCCAACTTCAAGATTGCGGATATGCCGCCATCTGACCTCGTTCGCAGCGAGCTGGATGCACTGAGGGACGGTCAGCAGGTTGGCGCCATCGCGGAATCGACTTGGTCTCGCCTGATCACTTCGGAGCCCGGCCTCAGCGCCCCAGTTGGATCAGCCGCCGAGATTTCTCCCGAGAACGATTCGGGCTCGCACGTTGATCCGATCAAGCCAGGTAGTCAGATCGTCCCGAATGCGGGCCGGTTTGTTCGGCGCAATGCGACTGCCACAGGGTGGGAGTTCCTCTCCGCGAACACCCTCGCCTCGAAGGCAAACAAAGCGGACCTGGACGAGGTAGTGGCCACCGGTGTTCTGGACATCTTTGACCAGAGCTATCAGACGGGGGACTACCTCACTTTCGCCGTGCCCGATGCTGCAGACCCGAGTCGGCGCCGCCGCCTTGGCCGTTTCCGCGGCAGTGACGGTGCACTGGATGTAAAGCTGGCCCTGTCGGTGGATGGGAGGTTGCCGCTTGGCGCTGGCTCTATCGAGATGACCGATGAATTTGGGGATGACCTCGAGATTGTCCGCACGCGGAACGGCCGCGTGGTGCGTCGGGTGCTCGCCGACGGCACTGTCGTGCAGTATGGGAAAGGGCAGGGCAGCGACACGCCGGCTGAGGTAGCTCGAGCCCGTGGCACTACTGCAAGCCTGTCCGACCGCCTGAGTCCCACCATCCGGGCTGACGGTCTTTCTGCTGACCCGGTCTACAACGGGCACGCGCTGAGCGAGACCAGGCGCCTTGTCCAGGCGCTGCGTGCCGGCATAGCGGGAAGCCAGTTGGTCATCTCCACCATCACTGATTCATGGGGTGACAACCGGGGCTACTGGCTGGAGCGATACAGCCTGCAGCTCAAGGATCGGTTCGGTAATGCCGGCGTGGGTTTCATGCCAGTCGAGCGAGGTGGTCCTGACACGCTGTCCGGGACGTTGAGCCGCACCAGCGGTTGGGTCATTGCGAACCGCACGACGCCAGGGCCTGGCCTCGTCTCGGCGACTTCCAACACCGCTCTGGAGCGCTTCACAATTACCGGCGGCAAGGGCGACACCGTGCGGATGTGCTACCTCGGCAGCGCCGGCGGCGTGATGCGATACAGGTACGATTCGGGGGCATGGACGACGATCAACCTGGATGGTGTAGGCACGCAGTATGTGCAGCTGGGAACGCCGCCTGCCGGGGTTTGGACCCTGAACGTTGAAGTGGTTTCCGGTGCTTGCACGATCTACGGCTTCGACGTCCGGGAATCGGCGGCGCTGGGTGTCCGAATCAACAAGCTCGGCGCCGGCGGGTCGCGGCTCTCTGAGTGGGTTGTGCAGGATCTGACGCAGTGGGCAGCGGGGTTCTCGCCTCTTGGATCCAACCTTGTTCTGGTCCTTTTTGGGCCGAACGACGCCTACAACTATTCTGCTGCTGCGTATGCCGACTACGCCGCGACGCTGATTGATCGCATTCGGTCGGCGTCGCCCTTGGCTGATATTGCCTTGATTTCTCCACCCCAGAATCTCGGCACCGCCACAGTTACGCAGAAGCAGCAGGCGTACGAGCTCCGCAAGGTGGCTGCAGCAAAGCGCTGTGCGCACGTTGACCTGCAGCCGTTCTATGGCGAGACCACGGCGGCATATGACGGCAGTGCCCGTGACTACATCAATATGGCTGACCCGCATCACCTGACCGAGCGCGGCGGCTGCATCCTTTCCGAAATCATGCTGCGTTTCACCGCCTGGAGCTAATCAGAATGACGCTTGTAATCACCACGGATGTCACCTCTTCTGACGAATCACTGCCTCTGCTCGAACGCGATGAATTCCTGTACGGCGCGAAAGGCGGCGCCCACGTGTTCGACCTCTCCAACCGCTGGTGCTTCCCTCGCCAAGGGCCGCCCAGCAACGGCGACCTGGTCAACGATCTTGCGATCGGCGGTGCGTACGGTCGAGTTGCGGTGAGTTCTGGCGCGGTCATTGGCTTCGATGGCAAGGGCCTCGACTTCCATGGGGTGAACGCATCGCCCAACGGCGTGGTAATGCCTGGCAATCCGCTGGCGTCGCTGGGGAGCAACCAGAACTTCCTGCTCTGTGCTTACGTCAAGGTGCCCACGCTCGCCGAGTGGCTGGAAGGGAACGGGCCGATGCACGTTTTCGTCGGCGACGCGGCATTCCAGGCGCAGGCAACGGAAGAGCAGCTGCTCCAAATGGCATTCGTTGCGACCACCGCAGGGCCGCAGATCTGGATCCGTCGCCAGACCGCTGCCGGTCAAAACTTCGCCCAGATCACGTTCAACCCTGCGGAAGTGCCATTGGGCGAGGTCGCACAGATTGCGGCATGGCGCACTGCCGATGGGTTCTTCGGGCGCATCCGTAGCTCGACCAAGAACGTTTCCAAGACAGTGGCGAGAGGTGCGAACAACACGGCCAACCTGGCCGATAACCAGATTCTGTTTGGTCGCGCGTCCATCTCGTCGAGCACTGCGAAAACGACCAGCCACATCATCTATCGGGGCATGTTCGAGAACCTGGACGTGAGCCAACGCGATGTCGCGGCGGTGCTGGATGAAGACTACGCCCGGAACGTTGCCGGCAGCGCGTTCCGGTAGGCGGATCCTGATGCATCCAACGGCGGGAACAGAAGGGCTTGATCATCCGAGCGGCTGCAATAGCCGCTCCGTGTTGTTGCGCGGCGTGTTCACTTCCCGGCTGACCCGGTATGCCTCCATTTCCGGCGGGGCGCTGGCTAGCAGCATCGCCATGGCATCGTCCGCGCCGACGGCCATCCAGTCATCTATCTGGCCGGCCTGCAGCCACACCGGCATGCGGTCGTGGATGTCCGCCGACACGCCGCTGCTGTCGCCAGTGATGATGGCGAAGGTGCCCAGGTTGCCGTCCGGCAGCAGCGGGCTGGTGTCTTCCCACAGGCCGGCAGCCAGAAGTGGGCCGGCGGCGTGGATGAACCAAGGATCCTTCTTCCCGTCTTCCGGGCTTTCCGACCACTCGTAGTACCCGGCCATGGGGATGACACAACGGCGCTTCTTGAACGCCGCCCGGAACGCATTCTTCTCCGCCACCGTCTCGATGCGGGCGTTGATGGTCTTGCCTTGCAGGCCCTTGGCCTTGGCCCAGAAGGGAAGGAGGCCCCAGGCCAGACGGGTGACCTGTCGGCCTTCGCCTCGGTCGAGGATGACTGACGCCCGCTGGGTGGGCGCCAGGTTGAAGCTGGGCTGTATCTCGGCCAGGTCGGGGGCGAGGTCCGCCAAGCCTGGCAGGCCGAAGTCGACAACGGGGAGCTGGACGAATCGGCCGCACAT